CAAGAAGGGAGAGTAAGCATGGAAATTTCAAACGTAGAAATCATGGCGATCACAAATGGATACCGCAAAGGGACATCCTTCCGACTTCCGGCAGCAATCGCATGGAAACGCAGAGTAAACATGGACAAGCTGTTTAAGGCACGTGCCCTGATCGAAGAAGCCCTGACGGAAGTCCGGGCGCCGTTCCTGACGGATGACAAATCCACCGCAACGGAGGACGGAGGCCGGCAGATTCTCCCGAAATTCGTGGCGGAGTACTCCAAAGCCCAGAACGATATCCTGTCCCAGAAGACGGACGTTGATATCAAAACAATCCCGATCGAAGAGCTTGGAGCCGTGGAGCTGAGCGACTCAGACATGGATACCATTGCCTTTATGATCAAAGACGGTGAGTGACCATGTGGGAGATTGTATACGAATTCTTAAAAGCACATATTGAGATAACCATCTTCGGGGCGATCACTTTAATACAGGTCGCCCCGATTAAAATTAATCCGTGGTCATGGATTGCGAAATGTATTCATGGGCTCCTGCTCGGGGATATTGACAGGAAGTTGGACAATATCGCCCACAAGGTTGATAAGTTGGAAGAACAGGCGTTAGAAGATAAAGCCTTGCAAGCCCGAAAGCACATCCTGAGATTTGCGGATGAGCTCTACAACGGCGAGAAACACAGTAAAGAATATTTTGACGATGTTCTGACGGATGACATAGATAACTATGAGAAGTATTGTGAGAGTCATCCGTCATTTAAGAACAACAAGACGGTAATGTCGAACCAGTTAATCAAAGACACTTATGCAAAACTGATGGAAGAACATAAATTCTTGTAAGGGAGGGCGAGCCAATGAATTACAATCTCGGAAAAGGCGTCAAGTTCGAGAGGATCCGCCGGATCACCGGATATTTGGTGGGCACCATGGATAAATGGAACGACGCCAAACGGGCGGAGGAACGCGACAGGGTAAAGCATAATTTGGGAGGTGTACAGAAATGATGGACAATCTTGGAATCGCAAGCGTGGCGGCAATTACTGTTATCTGCTATCTGCTTGGTATGGGATGTAAGGCGACAGCAGTAATCAAGGACGAAATGATCCCGCCTATCATGGGGCTTGCCGGCGCGGCGCTTGGCGTGGTGGCGTACTTTACCAAAATGCCGGAGTTTGATGGATTCCATATCCTGACCGCAATCGCAGTTGGTATCGTGTCCGGTCTGGCAGCCACTGGAATCAATCAGATTTTCAAACAGTCTCAGAAGGGGTGATCGTATGGCAGTAAAGATTGGATCTGCACGTTCCAACGAGAAAGGGAAGATCAATGGCGGCAAACCCGGCGACCAGAAGGCCGGGAAGGAAGTCATGACGCAAAACTGGTACCTGCATAAAAAAGGATGGGTTATCATCCGGATCCGGGACCCGAAAAAGCGTGAAAGGGCTGCTTATGCCATGCAGGCGGCATGTGATAACCAGCATTTCGGATATGGTCAGACTGACCGCATGACGGGCTATAACGCTGCAAAGAAGGTTGGCTATAATCCCGCAAAGGTTACGGAGAATGTCAACATTGATTGCAGCGAGCTTGTCCGACTCTGCCTCGCTTATGCGGGGATCATGGTCCCAAACTGGTACACAGGCAGTATGGTGACGATCTGCAAGCAGATGCCGGATGACTTCGAGGTTATCACCGGAACAAAAACAAAGACGTCGGATTATCTCCTGCGTGGGGATATTCTGGTTACCTGCTCCAAAGGCCACACTGTGATCGTGTTGTCTGATGGTGCGAAGGCGCATCCTGTGACGGTGTATCCGGATATCAGTCACCATAACAAGGTGGATGACTGGGACGCCCTGCGGAAGTCGGCGCCCTTCCTGATCACGAAGGCGACGCAGGGGATGACATTTGTTGATCCGTACATGGAAACGTTTATCAAAGAGTGCGAGGCCAGGAAGATTCCGTATTGGTTATATGTCTACCTTAACAAAGGTGATGAGCTGGCCCAGACAAAGCGGATGGTGTCGGTGTGCAAGGGCAAGGTCGGGAAGTCCTTTCGTGGTTACTGCCTTGACGTAGAGGCCGGCAACAATGCTTCCGGCGTGGCTCTGGCTCTGGACTGGCTGGCGGGACGTGGCGAGAGATGCATGATTTACACCATGTATGCTCAATATGGCAAATATAAGTCTATACTTGGCAAGCTGCAGGACAATGTGGCATGGTGGGAGGCAAGGTACGGAAAAAATGACGGAACGTATAAAAAGCAGTACCCTGCCCATGACGGCGTAGATCTGCACCAGTACACTGACAAGGGAGATTGCCCTGGCATCCCCGGCAATACGGACCTGAACCGCCTGACGGGCAGGAAGCCCCTCGAATGGTTTACCCAGCAGGCCGAGGCCGTCACCGATCCTGAGGACAGCCGGAGCTATGCAGGAGAGTTTCCGAAGCTTCCGGGGAGAGGATATTACACCCTGGGCGATGGTTACAATACTCTTCCGGAGCTGCGGGGCGAGATCATGAAGATCCAGAAGTTCGTGAACTGGATCAATGGTGGTCAGATCAAAGTTGACGGGATGTATGGACGTAATACCGTAGCAGCCGTCAAACTGGCTCAGACCGCATTGAGGGTGACTGCTGACGGAGAGTTTGGAAAGAAGACACTGACAGCGGCGAAAGCGTACAGGAAATAATATGAGATAATAGCAGGTCCTTCTGGGCCTGTTATTTTTTTTGCAACGGTCTCGACAACGTTTATATAAATGTAAAAACATATAAATAAAAGTATTGACATTTATGTAAATGTGCGGTATACTATAGACAGTTAAAGGAGAGCACTACATAGGAGGACGAAACAATGAAGAAACTTGATAAGATCGCAAGATACAACTACAACCGCTATGACGGAGACGAAAGACAGTTTACTTTCAAACCCTGGGAGAAGAACGGTAAGAGCCGTATCTACATGAACGATTACAAGAGCCGGACTATCGGATACATCGACAGAGCCGACGGACACTTCGAACTGATGGACAAGCAGGGACTTTCCGAAGAAGAAATCGAAGCGGCACTGGAGCAGCTCAAGGCCGAATATGAAACCGTAAACGCATAAGACCAAATGGGAGGACAACACAATGGCAAAAGATATGATTAAAACCGCAAGAGAACATTTTAAGACCTATTGGATGAGCTACCTGAAAAATAATATCGCTTACGAAGATTCCCTGAATGATCCGGAATGGGATCCTGATGAGCACGCCCGGTATCTCGCCGATGTTTATTCCCAGAAGGCGGAAGCCATCAGAGAATTGCTGATCGATCTCGGAGAAGATGACCATGAGCTGCACAACTGGGAGAGCTTTTTAATCAGTGTTGCATACGGCAAGGCAAAAGAAGAAGACTACAAGGCAAAGGAGGAAGCAAAATGAAGAAGATCATCAGAGGCAAAAGATACGACACAGACACGGCGAAAATGGTAGGTGACGTACAGGCCGGATGCCAGAGAACGGACTTTTCCTTTTGGGAAGAAGAGCTGTACAGGAAGAATACAGGTGAATTCTTCCTGTATGGTTGGGGCGGGCCCCTCTCGAAATACGCAAGAACATGCGGTAACGAAACGTCCGGCAGTGAGATCATCAAACCGCTGTCAATCGAAAAGGCCCAGGAATGGGCCGAGAAGAATCTGGATGGTGACAAGTACGAAGAGATCTTCGGCGAAGTAGAAGAGACGGAAGAAAAGCGGACGGTCACATTTTCCTTGCGATTGGATGTCATCGAGATTCTGAAGCGGAAGGCAGCCGGCGCCGGACTTCCATTATCCGAATATCTGGAAAAGCTTATCAGAGAAAACGTATAAACAGCAGAGGGCAGGAGCGTTAATCTCCTGCCCTTTCGTGTGGAATTTCGTGTGGAACAGCTTGTATAAATGCCCATTTTGGCGTATAATGCGTTTCATACGTGTATAAATCTATGCAAGGGTTTTACCAGTAAAATAGCGGCTTGCGGGCGGGATGGCGTAAATACGTGATTTCTCGGGGGTCTGCTCGAAACAGATCGTTATAGGTTCGAGTCCCACTGGCCGCACGCTCAACCCCACGTTTTTACGTGGGTTTTTTAATTCGTGTGGAATTTCATGTGGAATGGGTTTAAGAATCGTGTGGAATGACCTCTGAAAAATGTTGTTTTGCCTGGTCCATAAACTGCTTTTGGTAGTCCGGCAATGTGTCTCGGTAGATGCGTTTTAAGACGGCATCCGAACTCCAACCGCCTTGCATCATGATATACTGATCGGGGATCCCGATTGCGTGCATGACAGATGCGGCGTAATGGCGGAGATCATGAAAGCGGAAGGGATGCAGGTTGCAGGCCTCGACGGCTGCCCGGAATTTGAGCGAGACTTCCAGAGGCGTCAGGGGGACAATACGCCCGGATGCCGGGAACGCTGCCAGGACAAACTCCGGAAGCTCGACAAAGCGAGTGCTGGAGCGTGTCTTGGTGGTCTTAATAACATAGTCATTGCCGGGCCTCTGTACCATGGCCTTACGTACCATCACGCCGGAGCCGGAGACGTCGGAAGCTTCCAATGCGCATATCTCGGACCTGCGGAGGGTGCCGAAGGCTGCGAGATATACGGCACGCAGGAGGACTGGATCCGTGGCCTGCAGGTATTTTATGAGGGTGCTGATTTCCGTGTCGTTCGGGGTGTACGTGTCCGGCTGGATCTGCTGCGGAAGGGTGACACGGAGATGCAAATCCGGCTGGAACATGGACAGTGCAACCGTCAGGAGACCCAGATTATTCTTGACGGTCTTCGGCTTCTTGCCATCCTTGACACGTTGGTTAATCCATCTTTGCACGGCCAGATGATCCAACTGATTCGTCAGGATGTTGTCTATGGCTTTGTATGCCGTCTTCGCCTGATATCGGTATGCCCGTATCGTAGACGGCGATAGGGTGGAATCCTTCACGGTTATGTATTCGTCGATTGCCTGTTTGACAGTGAGGATCCGCCGGGACGGTTGTGGATCCCGGTTCAGGGCCCACTCCGCAGCCATGGCCTCACACTTCTTTTTACCTTTCGGTGATGGATCGTCACAGGTAAATGATTTCTGGATCTTTTTCTTTTTAATCGTTCCGTCCGGGCCGGGGACTTCTTCCCAGTGGGAAAAGACCTGGCACCGCCAGCTCCCGGAAGGTAATTTTCTAGCAGTAGCCATAAAAATCCTCCTTTATGTGATGACTTTTATCAGGAGGTATGGTACAATCACTATATCGTAGTTTTGGAAGGTACCATGCCTTCTCCCGCTCATCTGCTGGTCACAGGTGGGCGGTTTTTTATTTGTCTTTACCACCGAAGATCTACAATAGACTCTAAGAGGCATGAGAATTTGCCAATGTTCTGCATGGCAAGGATATCTTCTTTTGACACCTTATAATCTAAAGTCTCATTGTTTTTGTTCTCGAACCGCAGAGCCATTTCTTCGTCAGGAGATAATGACGCCATATATTCTATATCAGGGTCGTAAAGTCTTTCGTCTATGCACTCATAGACAAGACCACCGTCTAGTACATCATTTTTATAGCTGTCCATATCTCTTTTCAACCAAATTCCATCATTTACGCCTTCGCTGTTCCGCTTCAAAATAGCGTCTTCCGCAAAAAGCCAATCATCCGCCATGAATCCGAGGGCCAGACGGCAATCGCTTTGATCTCGGATATACGGAACAATATTACAATCTTCACTGATTTCCTCATGCCCTTTGTAATAAATCGAATAATCCCCACTGAAAGAATCTGTTTTCCCAATCAGGCCAGATATCCCGCAATACTTGTTCAACAGATCGAGGCAGGCAGTGGCCGTTTCATCTTCCGGGTGCGCTTCGGAATATTCGGATATCTTTTCCGCCAGCTCATCAAACCGGAAGGAAAGAATGGCTTTTCGAATGGTCATATAGTTATCATGGGTGCCATCTTCTCCGTCAAGGATCGTGTTTCCATCAACAAACACAATATCAATAGGTTCCATGTCGGTGACATTGGCTCCGTCATTCACAGGCGCTTCGGCTGCCTTCAGTGATTCCAGCTCAGTCTGGAGCTCTGCAATCTGACTCTCCAGTTCCGCGATCCTCTCCGCATTACCATTCGCCATCACAGGAGCCGGCAGCGCTAGGGCGATGGCAGCCGCTATTAACAGTGTCTTTTTCTTCATAATCTCTCCTCCGTTCCGTGTGTGCAGGCCTCTATCTCCTGCACGTTGCTTTTTTCAAAATCATTGTTTACTACGTGTTTCAATGCGTGACAAAATGCTTTCAGTCTTTGGCTTTCATCCAACGAGTCATCTATATATACTGTATACCCATCGGCGCAAGGCGTAACAAATTCATGAACACCGGCAGGCATGGGAACGAAGTAAGTATAGATTTCATCCATTTCTATTCGTCTCCTTCATCCTCTTGAGCATTTCGGCGGCAAGGCGTATATCTTCTGGTTTGGCGTCCCTGGCTGCATCAAACAACATCCGGGTGTCGGGATCGGCGAATACTTCCTGCGCCATCTTCGCTGTTGTAGGATCAATATACCATTCTGATTGTCCGTCAGAAGGGGCAGTGGAAGATTCCTCCCATCCCATGATAACACTTGGCTTTATATTTAACGCCTTGGCAAGCAGGACAATCTTGTCACGTCTCATGTTGGAGATATTCCCTGATTCCCATCTTGAGATAGTCCCTTCAGATACGCCGACTTTTTCCGCAACGTCTTTCATTGTCAGGTCGAGCTCGATTCGCCTATTCCTTATGATATCTTTGGTTTCCATGCTGTCCCTCCTCTCGTATGGCTTCATTATATATAAAAAGTTGCAAAAATGCAATATATCAATAGCGCAACACAAAAAAACTTGCAAAAACGCATTGACAAAGGGGTGAGGCCGTGATATTATAATACTTGCGGAAACGCAAGAAAGGAGGTTGTAGGATGTTCAAAGAGAACGAATTCCGGGCGCAGGTTGTCAGGGCAGGGAAGACGATGAAGGAAGTGGCGGAATGTCTCGGGGTCGATGAATCCACGGTTTACCGTAAGATTAAGGCCAACGGAGACTTTTCAAGAGATCAGATAAATAAGCTGATATCATTCCTTGAAATCGAGAACCCTAGCTTCATTTTTTTTGCTGATTGACTTGCGGAAACGCAAGATAGGAGACAAGCATGAGAACCCCAAAAGAAGAACGCGAGATTCAGGCAGGCGGTTATGTCTGGAACTCAGACGGAACCAGAGCCGACAGGATGAAGGTATATTGTTCGGATTACGGGTATATGGCAAAGCTCGACCGCTACTGCGAGAAATACCCGGATATCTGGAAAGTCGAGAAAACAGAGACGTGTAATGGCGATATCACTTCCAAGACGTACTCCTGCCCGGTGCGGTGCATTTCTTTCCGATCTGGGCACAGGACAGCGAAGCCCGAGGAATAAGATAGTTTTCTCTGGCAGGCCATCCACTCAATCTCTCAGAGGTTAAGTGGCGGTCAATGGTACGTTTTACCGTCTACAAACCAAAGCGCCCCAGAGACGCAGTAGCAAGCACTTTTAAGGAGGTGTCCTATGAATGCCGAACAGGCAAAGCAACTGCACCTTCGGCATCAGATCGAAGAGCGGCAGGTGTTGGAGCGGAAGACCGACAAGCAGATGGGGAAGGCCCTGGGCCTGCATCCCCGGACGTATCGCAACAAGGTGATCGGGACTTCGCAGGTATTTACTTATCCGGAGCTCATAACCGTGGTGAGAATCCTGCATTTCCCGGATGACGAGAAGTTAAAGATTATCTAAGGAGCAACGAAGATGAGCACTAATAACCCCTGTGTGGACTGTACGCACTCCCACCGGTGCCCGGAGCGGGACAGGGGGATAGCCTGCACAGATTATGACGGCCCGGAGATCTGGGGCCGGAAAGGAGAGAGGAATGAAGGAGCCAAACGATCAGATCATTTTCGTGGAGATGACGCGAAGGACATTTGTAAAGATCTGCCGGAAGTGGGAGAAGGTTGTCAGAGACAATGAACGCCGGCTGCAGCTGGAATACTACTCCGAAGAGGAGCGGGCAGCAGCACGGAAGAAGAAGGAAGACGCAGAAGCCATCCTGCGCGAACTGTACGGAGAGGAGGAGTCAGAAGATGTTGAGATCAATCATTGAAGCACTGTCAATCTTCGGGATCCAAACGGCATTATGGGCGGTGATTCCGCTGAGTCCCGGTCTGTCAAAAGCAGAATGGACCATGGCATATCTTATCTTGTTCCTGATTTCCGTGATCCTGCTTGCCGGATTCGAAACGGCTTATGAAGAACTTACTGGAAAGGAAATCCCCGATTGAGCGGCAACTCAAACCGGGGACGGGTACACATTGATTCGCTGTCTTTGTGTACCTCCAATATACTAAAGAATGGGGGTTTTATCAATGGAAAAGTTGATCCTGAAGAAACAGAAAAAACGGTCGTCCGACAATTTCTATCGGATTCGTGTGAGCGGGGAAGCGTATGAAATGGTTGAATCGTTGGCTGAACAGACCAATCAGTCTATGGCGGAGCTCTGTTCAAAGATGCTGCTTTTTGCAGCGGAACACTGTGAGGTGAAGGAATGAGCATAAAAATTAATAAACTCGAGATCGAGAATGTTAAGCGAGTAAAGGCCGTAAAACTGGAGCCATCGGCATCCGGCCTGACTATCATAGGCGGCGACAATGCTGCGGGTAAGAGTTCTGTATTGGATGCCATTGCCTGGGCTTTGGGCGGCAACAGTTTCAAGCCGTCAGAGCCGATGCGACGCGGATCTGCGGTGCCTCCATACCTGCACATTGTAATGAACAATGGGTTGGTGGTAGAGCGAAAGGGTAAGAACAGCGCCCTGACTGTAACGGATCCTTCGGGGCAGAAAGCAGGACAGAACCTTTTGGATTCATTTGTTGAAAAGTTGGCGTTGGATCTGCCGAAGTTCATGGGTGCCAATGATAAGGAAAAAGCACAGGTATTGCTTAATATCATCGGTGTAGGACCTAAACTGGCAGAGCTTGAACAGCAGGAAAAAAGCATTTATCAGGAACGCCTGGCAATCGGACGGATTGCAGATCAGAAAAAGAAATTCGCCCAGGAACAGCCATATTACCCGGACGCTCCAAAGGATATTGTGTCAGCTGCAGATCTGATCCGTGAACAGCAGGAGATACTTGCCAGGAATGCCCAGCGAATGCAGTGGCAGCAGGAATACCATCAGATCTGCGATGAAATTACGCGCACACGAGACCTTATTGAACAGCATAAAAAAGAAATCGCCAGACTGTCCCAGGAATTAAATGAGCTTGAAAAGAAAGACCATGAAGCTCAGAAGACGCCGGCTCAGATGAAAATGGAATCGACTGAGGAATTGGAAGCGAATATTGCTCAGGTCGATGAGATCAATCGGAAGGTACGGGCAAACCTTGATAAAGACAAGGCTGAGGAAGACGCCCAGATTTATATTGATCAGTATAACAGCCTGACCGGACAGATCGAGGCAGTGCGCCATCAGAAAACAGCGTTGCTTCAGGAAGCAGATCTTCCGCTGCCGGATCTGACGGTTGAAGAGGGAAGACTTCTTTATAAAGGTCAGCAGTGGGACAACATGAGTGGAGCAGAGCAGCTGCAGGTCGCGACAGCGATCGTCAGGAAACTTAATCCGGAATGTGGATTCGTCCTGATTGATAAGTTGGAACAGATGGATCGAAAAACGCTTCATGAATTTGGTGACTGGCTGGAAAAAGAGGGTCTGCAGGTGATTGCAACCCGAGTGAGTACAGGTGAGGAATGTCAGATCATCATTGAAGATGGATATGGTGAATGGAAAGCGCCGGAGCCTAAGACCCTGGCAGCACCGCAGAGTTGGAAGAAAGGAGAGTTTTAATGCAGATTTCCAAAGGAAGAATACAGAAACCGTTAAAAGTGGTCATCTATGGTCCGGAAGGGATTGGAAAATCTACCCTGGCATCACAGTTCCCGAATCCGGTTTTTATTGATACGGAGGGCTCTACGAACCACATGGACGTTGCCAGGCTCCCCGCACCTTCCAGCTGGGCACAGCTGATAGAAGAAGTACAGTATGTTAAGTCCAACCCGGATGTATGCAGAACCCTTGTGATCGATACAGCAGATTGGGCGGAAAAGCTTTGTACGGAAGATGTATGCGCCAAGAAAAAGGTAGATGGCATTGAAGGTATTGGTTACGGCAAAGGATATGTATATGTAAAAGAGTCCTTCGGTGGTTTATTAAATCAGCTGAATGATCTGCTTGATCACGGAATCAATGTTGTCATTACCGCACATGCGCAGATGCGCAAATTTGAGCAGCCGGATGAACTGGGAGCATATGATCGGTGGGAAATGAAACTCAGTAAACAGGTAGGACCGTTGGTTAAGGAATGGGCGGACATGATCCTGTTCTGTAACTATAAGACCATGGTTGTTAATGTCGATGGACAGGGCGCCCAGAAAGGAAAGAATAAAGTTCAGGGCGGCAGACGTATCATGTATACCACTCATCACGCCTGCTGGGATGCAAAGAATAGATTCGGACTTCCTGATGAAGTCGATATGAATTATGAGAGTATTCGAAGTGTTGTCGAATCATCTATAGCCCCTACACAGAATGCTCCTGTACAGAAAAGCGTTCCAGACGTTGCCACCAATGAAACAGAGGATAATATTCCCGGACAGGTGAGCCTCTTTGAAAAGGCAGCTTCACAGGATCCTGTCGCGAGTGCCAGAAGAATGACGCCCGAGGCAGCACGGAAGGAATTGGATGGAAGCGGAACCATGTCACCACCGCCGGATGAAGATCCTGAAGTGCCTGCGAAAAGTCCGACAAAAAAAACTGAGCCGGAGACGGGCGGATCTCGATCTGCTGTTTCACGATATTTTTCAGACCCGGGAAAACTTCCGAAGGCTCTGACTGATCTTATGGAGCAGGATAATATCTGCGAATGGTCTATTCAGGCAGCGGTCGCATCGAAAGGATATTATCCTTCAGAAACACTGATCCAGAATATGGATCCTGAATTTATAAATGGATGGATCGTAGGATACTGGCCAAAGGTAAAAGAACTGATTCGGGAAATCCAGGATAAGGAAGAAGTACCGTTCAATTAAAGGAGGAATCATAAATGAGCAACGAATATATGAATGATGCATTAGATTGGAATAGTTCCATTGAAAAAGAATCTGAATTTGAATTACTTCCGGAAGGGGAATACGATTTCACAGTTGAATCCCTGGAGCGTGCACGTTTTGCCGGAAGTGAAAAAATGAGTGCGTGTCCCGTCGCCAATATTACTCTGGTTATTACGGATGGCTCCGGTTCCCAGCATAAGGTATTTGATTCTTTATACCTTCATAAGAAGTCTGAATGGAAACTGTCACAGTTCTTTATCGGGATCGGACAGAAAAAGAAAGGGGAACCGCTTAATCCGAGATGGAATGAGGTCCCTGGATCGACCGGACGTCTGGAACTTACGATCAATGAATACACGGCAAAGGACGGTACTAAAAAGAAGAACAACAAGGTGTCAAGGTATTTGCCGAAAGAATTTAAGGCATGGTCTCCGGGAGGCGGATTTTAATGGGCGCAATGACACTTCGACCATACCAGGAAGAAGCTAGACGAGCCGTAGAAGATGAGTGGATAAACGGCAGGAATCGAACTCTGCTTGTGCTTCCCACTGGATGCGGAAAGACCATTGTTTTCGCCAAGATCGTGGAGGACATGACACGGAAAGGGAAAAGGGTTCTGATTCTGGCGCATCGGGGAGAACTGCTGGATCAGGCTGCAGATAAGATCGAAAAAACCACCGGCCTGCGGTGCGCTGTAGAAAAAGCTGAAAGCAGCTGCCTGGGTGAATGGTATACCGTTGTGGTCGGGTCGGTGCAATCTTTGCAGCGGGAAAGCAGATTAAATCGGTTCCCGAAGGATTACTTCCCGATAATCGTTGTGGATGAAGCACACCATGCTATTTCAGATGGCTATCAACGGGTATTGCAGCATTTCCAGGATGCAAAAGTTCTGGGGGTGACTGCTACCCCTGATCGTGGTGATATGCGTAACCTGGGACAGTATTTCGAAAGCCTGGCGTATGAGTATACACTTCCCAAAGCAATCAAAGAGGGATATCTGACGCCGATCAAAGCTCTCACTATCCCGCTGAGACTCGATATTAGCAGTGTGGGTATACAATCCGGAGACTTTAAGTCGGGAGAAATCGGAACCGCATTGGATCCTTACCTCCCGCTGATCGCGGAACAGATGAAGCAATACTGCCGAAACAGGAAGACAGTGGTATTCCTTCCGCTGATTCGGACAAGTCAGAAATTCCGCGACTGCCTGGAGGCAAACGGCTTCCAGGCAGCGGAAGTAAATGGCACCAGTGCTGACAGAGCGGAGGTACTGGCTGACTTTGAATCCGGCAAGTATAACGTCCTGTGCAATAGCATGTTGCTTACAGAGGGGTGGGACTGTCCATCCGTAGATTGTATTATTGTTCTCCGGCCTACAAAGGTAAGGAGCCTTTACTGCCAGATGGTAGGGCGAGGCACAAGGCTTCATCCCGGTAAGAAAGAACTCCTGCTCATTGATTTCCTGTGGCTGACAGAGAAACATGAACTGTGCCATCCCGCAAACCTGATCTGTGAAGATCCGGATGTCGCGCGGCAGATGACAAAGAACCTGGAAGAGGATGCAGGGAATCCTGCAGATCTGGAAAAAGCGGAAGCGCAGGCATCTCAGGATGTAGTGGCGCAACGTGAAGAGGCTCTTGCGAAACAGCTGGCAGAGATGAAACGCCGGAAGAAAAAACTGGTGGATCCGCTGCAGTTTGAAATGTCCATCCAGGATGAAGATCTTTCCGGTTATGTCCCTGCTTTTGGATGGGAGGCCGCGCCGCCGACACAGAACCAGCTTGAAGCACTGGAGCACCGGGGAATTTGCCCTGATGAGATCAATAACGCCGGCAAAGCAAAAAAGCTTCTTGATCGTCTGCAGATACGTCAAAACGCCGGACTGACCACTCCAAAACAAATCCGGTTCCTGGAGGGCAGAGGATTCCAGCATGTAGGAACCTGGGCTTTTGAGGATGCCCGGAAGATGATCGACAGGATAGCTGCCAATGGATGGAAAGTACCATATGACGTAAGCCCACATACATATCAACCACCATCGGGAAATGCTGTAGATAACTAAAATCAATGGATTACGGATATGGCGGGAAGTTGGTAATTATTTATGAATGGATATGATTTACGGGAGCTCCTGCGGGAATATGTGAACCCGGCGGCTCTTACATATCAGGAATGGGTGAATGTAGGTATGGCTCTCAAAAAAGAGGGCTATACCGCTTCGGATTGGGACTCCTGGAGTAGAGCAGACCAACGATACAAAAGCGGTGAATGCTTCCGGAAATGGATGTCTTTTGAACGTGAAGGGAGCGACACGGTATCCGGTGGAACTATTGTCGAGTATGCCAGGCAAGGTGGCTTTGTGCCACTGACACAAACAGAAAACATTGCTCTCGACTGGGACAGCCCGATAGAACGTGATGACCTGCAGGTAATTGATAAGGGATGGTTAGAAGAAAGGGAAGTCGAGGAACCATCAGACAAGGATTGGAATCCAGTACAGGATTTGATCACATATCTGCAGACATTATTTCAATCAACTGAAAATGTTGGGTATGTAACAGAAGTATATGAGAATGAAGACAAATTGTCGCCGAAAAAAGGAAACTGGGATCGGACAGCCGGACAGCTGATCGAGGAGCTGAGGCGCTGCAACGGAGACATTGGTCAGGTCCTTGGCGATTGGAATAAGAAAGCCGGTGCGTGGATCCGCTTTAACCCATTGGATGGTAACGGGATCCGGAATGATAATGTAACCGATTATCGATATGCGCTGGTGGAGTCAGACACGGTCTCTCTCAGTCAACAGAATGCGATTCTGAGGGAGATGGAACTGCCGATTGCCTGCATGGTGTATTCTGGTGGGAAGTCAATTCATGCCATTGTACGGATCGAAGCACCGGATTATTCAGAGTATAGAAAACGTGTGGAGTATCTGTATAAAGCCTGTGAGAAAAACGGCCTGAAGGTAGATACGCAGAATAAAAATCCATCAAGACTTTCAAGATTGCCTGGCGTAAAGCGAAACGGCCACAAGCAATTCCTGATGGCAACAAATATCGGAAAAGGCAGTTGGGAAGAATGGCGCGAGTGGATTGAAGGAGTAAACGATAACCTGCCGGATCCGGAAAGCCTGGATACTATCTGGGATGATCTTCCGCCACTGGCTGACTGCCTGATCCGGAATGTGCTGCGAGAAGGACATAAGATGCTGTTAGCAGGCCCATCAAAGGCCGGGAAATCATTCGCTTTGATTGAACTCGCCATTGCTATAGCTGAGGGAACATATTGGCTTATTCCGCCGTTCAGCTGCCGGCAGGGACGCGTAATGTACGTTAATCTGGAACTGGACCGCGCAAGCTGCCTGCACCGTTTTAAAGACGTATATGATGCCCTGAATATCCAACCGAAGAACATTGACAAAATAGACATCTGGAATTTGCGTGGTAATGCCGTACCTATGGATAAACTGGCACCAAAGCTGATCAGAAGGGCAGAAAAGAAGAATTACGCAGCTGTGATCATTGATCCCATCTATAAAGTAATTACTGGCGATGAGAACAGCGCAGATCAGATGGCGAATTTCTGCAACCAGTTCGATAAAATCTGTACGCAGATACATGCCGCTGTCATTTACTGCCACCATCACAGTAAAGGTGCGCAGGGCGGGAAGAAATCCATGGACCGTGCATCCGGATCCGGAGTGTTTGCCAGAGATCCGGACGCGCTGCTTGACATGGCACAGCTTGAAATTACAAAAGATCTGCAGGCCCAGGAAGACGGGAAAGCACTGATCCGAGGGGTAGAAAATGCACTTAATGATTTTTTGCCCGGATGGGAATCCGGTGAAGATGCTCCATCTCAGGATGATCGGCTGAGTCCGAGTGCTATGAAGATGTATGCAGAAGACCGCTTGAAAGGCCGAACGAGTGAGTTGGTTAAGCTTGAGTCATATATAGCACTTGAGCAGAAAAAGTCCAGGAAACGGACCGCCTGGCGGATCGAAGGGACGTTAAGAGAGTTTGCACCCTTCGATCCTCTGAACCTCTGGTTTGATTATCCGGTTCATCAACCGGATGAGAGCGGGAGACTGTCAGATATAAAAGTGGAGGATGGGGATCCCTGGGCGAAGCGTAAACAGGCATTTGCAGACAAACAGGCAGAGTCAAAAAAACAGACTTGGACGGAATATGAAGAAGCCTTGAATGAACTGTTTGAAGATGGTGTGGAAGAAATCAGCTACAAAGATGTAGCTGAAACTATCGGGAAAAGTGCGGATGTAATCAAGAAGGATTTCTGCGGTGCAACGTACAAAGGCAAGTTTAACCCGCGCCACAGTAAGGCATTCAAAGATGCTGGATATGTCTGGAACAAGGGTAAGATCACCAGAAAAGGACACGGGGACAACGAATAAAGCACCCTATGTCCCCGACGAAAAAAATCCGGGGACAAAAGGCGAGGACAACGAATTTCTCGTTGTCCTCACGATACTCGGGGACAAAAGGCGAGGACAACGAATTTCTCGTTGTCCTCACGATACTCGGGGACAAAAGGCGAGGACACATATACCTAAAGGTATATAGATGTCCCTGGCGGTCCACCCTGGTGTGTGCACACCCCACCTTCGGTACAACGGCGTTAAGCTGCGCCGTTGATACACTCGAGAGGGGGGATGCACAACCAGACACCAAACGCGCGAGGAAGAAGGAAAAAAAGATGATTGAATTTTTTATGCCGATGATCCCTCCGACAATCACACATCAAGAGCACAAGGTGATGGTACGAAATGGGAAACCTGTTTTTTACGATCCGCCTGAGCTCAAGGCTGCGAGGGCAAAACTGACAGATGCGGTTGGAAGGTTCTCACCGGAATATTTGATTCATGGTCCTGTGCAGCTGATCACAAAATGGATCTGGCCTTTAGAGGAACTGCCGATGATTGAAAAGGTCGATCCGAATTACTTTGAGTGGAAAACCACAAAGCCGGACACAGACAATCTGATCAAGATGCTGAAGGACTGTATGACTAAAACGGGATTCTGGTTAGATGACTGTCAGGTTGTTTCGGAAGTGACAGAAAAAATGCTCTCGTTCACACCTGGTATTTACGTAAAGGTGGTGGAGCTGTGAGTGTGAGAGGTGGATCTAGGAAACAAACCATTCAGGACGATCAACTGAAGTCGCTCCTGCAGGTGGTATACAATGTCTGGTTTCGGAAATGGAAGTCACGAATAGCAGCAGCCATGTCGGATGATGACTGGCACCAGATGATCACAGAAGCCTGGAACATCATGGAGCAGGGAGAAGAGTATCCGATAGTAAAACATCTGGTGATTACATTCCTTTACGAGCTGGAAGCCCGAGCTTTTGATGGGTATACCGAAACTACGAAGGATAAACTAATAAAGATCATAAAGGAGGGACGGCAGGATGATTGAATGCCTCAGGAAATGCCCGGTATGCGGGAAGATGTTCGCAACACCATACCCGGAAGCATGGGCGTATAAGTACGTGGAACACAAACCGTATAAATCTGTGTGGCTGTGCTCGTGGGGCTGCCTCCGGAAGGAAGAGGCCATATACGAGGATATCAAAGCCCAGCGACACGCAGAATGGGTTAAGGGCATGAAGGAAAGATGGAAGAAAAGAAAAGAGAAGCACGCGGATACAGCAACGAGCCGTGCATAACATCTGACGGCATAGACCACGGAAGACACCGGCTGGAGGATTGCCTGGAAGTGGAGTGGATCATAACTACGGACGAATAAACTTATCGCAAGTTTTAAGCAAGTACTGTGCAAGCTTATAGCAAGTTTGATCAAGGAAGAAGGGAATGAATCAAATGAATCGGGATAACGATGCTCCATGCCAGAACTGCGAATTCCGGTCCGCAAGCTGCCACGCCACATGCGGAGTCTATAAAGACTGGCGGGCGCTCCGGGACAAGCACCTGACAGAAGCACACGAGGCAAAGAAGAAAATGAATGAGTACTTGAACTACAAGGAATCGCTGTTTTCCAAGATACTCCGGCAGAGGGCGAGGGAAGCAGCGAAAAATGGAGCGAGACGCAGAACCCAATGACTGACACGGAAAGGAGAGATTATGGGATACTACAAAGTAATCATCAAACGCCCGAATGAGCTGATTGGGCACATGACATGGATCAGCGGAACACTGGAAAATCTCCAGACTCTTGTCAAAGGACACATCGAGACGGTCACGGTCTCCAATGATCCAAAGGTGATCATGATCGTCAATGAGGATGGTAAGTTAAAAGACCTTCCGACCAACTTCATGATGGGTTTTACACCCGGCTTCCGGGATGTGATCAAAGGGAAGGTTGTTCTCTGCGGGGTAGACGGGGAGGATTTCGTCGACATCCCGATTACACTTCAGCAGTGGAAAGAGATTTTTAGAGCGTGGGGAAATGAGGTGGACTGATGGCGAAAAAAATCGAACTGATTGACGAATACATCATCCAGCAGGCCGACGATGCCGATTACAACCCGCCGTCGTATATCTGGCATGACAATAAGGGCGAGCTGATCCGGTGCGGAAAATGCGTCCACGCCGACGGCAAACATAGACGATGCAAGGTATTGGACAGGAAAATCGACGAGTATGACTATTGCTCATGGGCGGAAAGGAGAGAGTGATGCGTGATCTGATTTCCAGACAGGCGGCGATTGAATTGATTGAGCGGATAAAACCGTACCATCAGGACGCTGATGACATCGCAGAAATGATAGCTAATATGCCCTCCGCACAGCCAGAGCGGCTGACCGGACGGTGGATATTTAACAGATACTATACATGGGAGTGCTCGGAATGTGGCGAGAGTCCAACAAAGGGAACGGGATATACTCAGAGTTCTGATGAATTATATGCCTTTTGTCCCCATTGCGGAAGCTATAACGGAGGTGAACAGGATGGTTGACTTCAATGACATCCCAGAGAAAGACCGGGGCTGTTTGAACTGCATTTATTTCGGATTACAGATGGACACCGGGGACGAATACAAGTGCGGGGGTATCCGCCCGTGTTCTAATTACAGCCGGGTCAACGAAGTAAATTATTTTGTCCCGGATGACCGGTATTTACAGGATGAATACGGTTGTGACGCCTGCAAGAATTACGAAGGCGGGGAGTTCGCCGAAGAGTGCGTAACTTGTAGCTGTTATTACTCGAATAGATGGGAGAGACAATGAGACGGATTGATGCTGACGCATTCCGGAGAGAACTTGACAAACATTGGCCTTTTACGAAAGAGGAGCAGAGTAAGCACGGTATTGCCGATATGGCGAAAAGCGTAGTGCTTTGGATTTTGGCAGATATGCCCACCATCGAGCCTGAGCGGAAGACGGGACGGTGGTTACCAGACAACAGACCAGGCGGTGGCTTCTGGGTATGTAGTTGCTGTGGATTTCCATCAGAAGCATTTGCGGCAGATAAGCTATATAAGTATTGCCCGGTGTGTGGATGTCGGATGGATGAAGGAGAGCAAGATGGACGCTAGTACAATTTTGAAAGTAACTAGAACATTGATAGGCGAAACAGAACCATACGGAGATTCAGGCATAGACAGAGAGCGCATGAAGAATCTTGAAGCGCTGATCTATGTTGTGGACGAACTCCTGTATGACGTTGAAAAGGTTGCCGTCAACAAAGACCGTCACGAAGGCTCTATGCTGCTGATGGGTGAAAAAGCACATAAAGCATTGAAGGGATGGAAGATCTGGATTGACGAGTATCTGGAGGGAGTTGAACGTAATGAGTAGATTCTCTGACACGTATGAAATGGTCAAAGAGATGGGAAAGATCATAGGCGGAACCTACCAGCGACCGATAGTGTTGGTGATCCCTGTCTTATGCAACATAGCGCTCAACCTTGCTGCCATTGCCGATGCACTGGAGAAGGAGGATGAGGAATGAAAGGATTCGAAGCAAAGGGCAAAAACGAACGCGGTGAATATGAGATCACGCTCTACACTGACAACAAAGCGGACTTCCTTGTCGCGTTTAATCTTTGTAATAGATGGAAGGAAGATGATGTACCCATGCCGGGGCCTCCGTTGGGATGGATACCCGTTGCTCCCGAAGCCCTACCGAATCACAACAGCGTTGTGGTTGTCTGCGGTGAAAAAGGAACGTGGGATGTTGGGACTTACCGCGGATGCGAAGGTGGTGATATCCATCGTTGGTGGTGGAAGAACAAGTCGGTTAAAAAGGTGTATTGGTGGATGTATAAGGATGAGGCTTTGCCGATGCCGTACAGGGAGGGAGAAGGATGACAGAACTAAAAAGGTGCCCGTTTTGTGGTGGAGTGCCTAAATGTGGTGTAGAGTTTTGCGAAAGTTCCGGGATAGAAATCATGTTGGCTGCTGTTGTGCATTGTTCCAAATGCCATATAGAAAAGCGCGTAAAATTTCGGGCAACGCATACTACGTCATTAGTCCCGTTCTGGGATTATGTTAAATCGTTTGACAGAGTCTGTGGAGAATGGAACGAGAGGGTGGATAATGGCTGAATATCATGTAGGTTGCGGAATCGCCGGAATTTACGCAGGTACGCTGAAGCCGAACGGCTATGAGTGGCGCAACAAATCGGACGTGACGAATGAAGCGCTCGATGCCGTGACGAATTATCTGTTCTCGAACAATATAGAAGCGCGGTTTACAAAGGACGGCAAAAAGTACGCATTGTGCATCGTGGAAAGGGAGGACGAAGCATGATCGATCATGACGAACACCCGGAAGACATCCGGAAAGACTATCCCAGACTCATAAACGGTACATGCGGCGCCTGCCTCTATCATCTCCCCAGTTGGAGCGATGCGGTGTGCGTGTGCGACAAGTCGCCGCTGTTTAATGTCGACACGGAAATGTGGGATGGTTGCGAGCATTTTGAGAGGTACGAGGATAATGAGCAAAAGAGCGGAGTTACGGAGACAGCAGAAGGCGGCTAATAAATCAAAGGTTGCTGTGTATCATTTCACCGTCGAAGAGATGCGAGAACATGATATGCAGGTACGCCGGGCATTTATGGAAAATGCTAAGGCCGAATGGGAGAGAGTAGACAGGGAACGGGATGAAAACGCCAGAAAGCTAGTAGAGGCGGAATGGACGAAACAGCGAGAGTTATTTGATGGCGAACAGATGCAATTAGTTCTGTCCCTCTTGCTCGCCTGCTCCTGCCGGGTGCTGATCGAGAAGTTCCATTGGAAGCCAGTCCGGAAAGACCATCGAAAGACACGAACAGAAATGTTTGCGGAATGGCTGGCTGATGAGATCGGAAAGATAACCATGAGCGAGCGCAAAGACGTTATGGAGTATTGCAATGAGACAGACGAGAAGTACGGTGTGCGCTTCAAGTTTGGCGAAGTAGAAGAGGAGTGATGTGATATGGGCTTATCCCGTAAAGGATGGCAGCGGGCTGTCAATGTCCTGCTGTGGTATCCCGACAACCTGAAAGAGTACGCAACACTCCTGGACGAGGCAATCACCAGAGACCCGGAGCGCCATGGCGGAACCACCAGACCGCTGATGCCGGATCCTACCGCAGACGCCGCAATCCGTCTGGCATCCAACAGGCGGGCCGATACGCTGCGTGCAGAGATCGAAGCCGTAGAGCTTGCCATGGCGGAACTGCCACCCATCGAGCGCGAAGTAATACGCCGCCGATTCTGGGAGATCGGCAAGTGGCAGACGCGCAAGCCTAGACAGTATGACTATCTACAGGATCTGCCATACTCCCGCCGGCAGATGATACGCATCGTTAAAAAGGTAATCTACATGGTCGCCGTGCATCTGGGTGAGAACTGACAGACACACACCCACCAATACTATTCCTAATATTCTCACACAACAAACATGGCACTATTTTCGTATACTTTTATGTTATGCTGATAGTGTCAGAATTTGGCGGAAGGGTTAAACCGCATTCATTTTTCCACCAGAATCTCTCCTAGTACTAAAGGGCAGGTTCCATCCACGAGATGGCCTGTCCTTTTGTATTGGTATCTTTTCTCCTATCTTTCACCGATGGCTGCGGTTTGCCGGCCGCAGCCTATACCATGTGTATGCTAAGCAGTTGCAATCCTTAACAATGCAACAGGCGGATGGCAGAGAAGCCGCGTTACCAAATACTGTCGACCGGGTGACCAACATCATCCGGTCTGTGCATTAGATAAAAAGATTATGCCGATATACAAAAAATGTCCGCGCTGTGGGCGGCGGCTACTAGTAGGTAATACATGCGATTGTTTTTGCGGAAAATTTTCGCGGAGAACATACGAGTCAAGACATCACGAGTACGACACCACGTCCCGAGACAAGAGAGCCAAGGCCTTCTATGGCTCTGCGGAGTGGCTGGAGACGCGAGCTGATGTCCTCGCCCTGGATGACTATACGGACCTGTACGCACTGGCTACTGCCGGGATCGTGCTGGCAGCGGATACAGTCCATCATATCATCCCGCTCCGCGAAGACTATAGCAGACGCTGTGACCGCAGTAATCTGATCAGCCTCAGCGCCCAGAGCCACAGCACAATCGAGCAGATTTACAAAGATCCGGCGGCGAAAACCGAATTGCAGCGACAATTGGCCGCCATCGTTGAGCGCCACAGAGGGCACAGGGGGGTATAGAAAAAGTTTTTACATCCGAGCCCCGACCGCTTCTGCCCGCTTCCGTGTGCAAATTTCCGATTTTTTTGGAAGGAGGTGCCGCCATGGGGAACAAAAGGCTTATCGCAATGGACCAAAAGAGCCATTTGACCAAGGTTGAACGGGAAAAGAAACGCCGCGAAACCGAATTTGCGGAAGGCGACGCCTCGAAGATGAAACGAGTTCCAAGAGACCTGTTGAATGACCTGGTTGCAGTAAAAAAATGGAAATATGTCGTTGAGGTTAAGACAGCGAATAAAACGCTGGATAACACTGACTTTGACAATCTGGTTGTCTACTGCAATGCCTGGAGCGATTACGTAAAAGCCCTGGAAGTACAGCGGCGTGCCGGCAGTGATCCGGAAGGAATGATTATCGCTCTGAGGCTGATAAAGCAGTCGACGGATATTATCTATCGTTTCGGCTCCCGTCTCGGCCTGGATCTCAACAGCCGGCTGAAGACGGCAGCGGCGAAGGTCGAAAAAGAGCAGGCGTCCATTGACAACAGATTCGGGGTGATTTGATGAGCATGAATCACCTGGAAGAAATTGTTGATTATGCGAAAGACTGTATAGCGCATCCGGAAACGAACTGTAAGAAGCACCGATGGGCGTGTGAACGGCTCCTGCGGGATGTCGACAAATTATTGAACTGTTCGGAATTTCCGTACTATTGGGACGACGACAAGGCCGACCAAATTATCCAGTGGTTTGCGATGCTCCGTCATTCCAAAGGCGTGCTTGCCGGAAAGCCGATAGATCTGACACTCTGGCAGCGCTTCCGGCTCTGTCAGCTGTACGGATGGAGACGGAAAGAGGATGGCCGGCGACGCTTCCGGAAGTCATTTACGGAGGTCGGAAGGAAAAATGCGAAATCCCAGGAAGAAGCAGGGGTGGCGCTTTTCGAAATCTCCGTAACTGCTACGGAAAATGGTGAGGTCGCAGAGACGTATACAGCCGGCACGAAAAGAGACCAGTCCAAAATCGTGTTTAACGAGGCCGGCCTGATGCTCCGGGGATCCCCTCTGCGGACTCGGTTCAAGGTCAACAAAACCGAAATTGTCCATCTTAAGACCGGGAGCTTCATCCGCCCCCTGTCGAAGGAAGACGGGAAGACCGGAGACGGCACGAACCCCGCACTGCTCGTGCTCGATGAATATCATCAGCACCCCACTACAGAATTTTATGACCTGGGCATTGGATCCAACACCAAAGAGCCCCTGCTGATGATCATCACTACCGCCGGACGTGATCTGACATACCCCTGTTACGTGCAGGAGTACAAGTATTGTTCGGATGTGCTCAACCCAGACACGGATGCAGAGAATGACGAATACCTGATAGACATCTGCGAGTTGGATCCGGAAGACTATGCCAACCTGGAAGACGTCGGAGATGAGAGTAAATGGATCAAAGCCAATCCCATCCGTATGACGTACCGGGAGGGCATCGAGAAAATCCGTGGTGACTATATCGTTGCAAAGTCCATGCCGGAAAAGATGCCAGGTTTTTTGACCAAAGCGCTCAATGTGTGGGTGCAGGCAAGAGAAAACGGGTATATGGACATGGCGAAGTGGAAGGCCTGTCAAACCGACCTTACGTTGGAAGATTTCAAAGGGATGAGTTCTTTCGTCGGGTTCGATATGAGCGCGAAAATCGATCTGACGTCAATTGCAGTCGTAATTCCGATACGGACAAGCGAGTTTGATTCGTTCGGGAAAGAGATTATCCGATATTTCGTTTTCTCCCATTCCTTTATTCCGACCCGGGAGAAGCTAATGGAACACGTACTGAAGGATAAAGCGCCATTCGATGCGTGGGAAATGCAGGGATTTATCACAGTTACCGATACCCCGATTGTAGACCAGAACGCGGTCATGGACTACGTGGAGCGGCTCTGCAGCACGTACAAACTGGATGTACAATGCCTGTGTTTCGACCCCGCGAACGCCTCAAAAATCATGATGGATTTATCTAACGAAGGCTACGACGTTGAAGAGGTTTACCAGAGCCACAAGAGCCTGAACGAATCCACACAGGGTTTCCGGGAACAGGTCTATGCCGGAAACATCCTGGCCCCTTATAACCCGGTGCTCAACTTTGCTATGAGCAATGCCGTAGTCCGGCAGAATCAGGGGCTGATAAAGATAGACAAAGACGCTACTTCCAAGCGAATTGACCCGGTGGACGCCGTGTTATGTGCATTCAAACTGGCGATGTACCATGATTTCGGTGATTCGTTCCTGGAAGAAATTGACGAATTTTTGAATTCCTAAGGAGGTGAGAACAATGGGACAGATTGCGAAATATGCGAACATACTGAAAAACGAAGCGCAGGACGAAGAAATTATTGATGGTTGGACAGATGAAACACTCCTGCAATGGCTTGGAATCGACAGGCACATGCAGAGGAACGTCAACGAGGCGACCTATTTTACTTGTTTGAAGCTTCTGTCGGAAACCATGGGCAAACTCCCGTTGAAGTACCTCCGGCAGGAGGGTGACGGATACGTCCATGCGGAGCCCACGAAGATGAGCAACATCTTGACCCGCAGGCCGAATCGGTTTACATCCCCGACAGCCTTCTGGACGGCCATGGAAATGAACGCCCAGCACTTCGGTAATGGTTTTGCGTGGATCCGGGGCAGATGGACGAACGAGGGACGCTTTACATCCGGGTATGAGCCGGAAGATATATGGCTGCTGCCATCCAATCAGGTGCAGGTCACCATGGATGACGCCGGAATTTTCGGCGACTCCGGGGAGCTGTATTACACCTATTCCGATAACCGGTCCGGGAAGCAGTACGTGTTCCGCAGACACGAGATCATCCATGTAAAGACCTGGTATTCCCTCGACGGAATCATTGGCGTCCCTGTGGGTGACATCCTCAAGGGCATGATTGACGGAACACTGAATTCCCAGGAATTCCTGGCGAACATGTACAAAAACGGTGTCACCGCTCGCTATGCCATGCAGTACACCGGGGATCTGGATGAGACCAGACGCGAGAAGCTGAAGGTTAAGTTTGCGGACCAGCTGTCCGGAGCAAAGAACGCCGGGAAGATCATCCCAGTACCGAAGAGCTTGACGCTGACGCCTCTGGAGCAGGGCAATCTCGCAAATAACCAGTACATGGAACTGAAGAAGTATTCTTCGCAGCAGATTGCCGCAGCGTTCGGAATCAAGCCGACACAGCTAAACGACTACCATGAATCCTCGTATTCCAATTCTGAGTCACAGCAGTTGTCTTTTTTGATCGATACGATGCTGTACCGGATAAAGACCTACGAGGAAGAAATCAATTACATCTGCCTGACGCAGAGGGAAGTTGATGCCGGGTACACCTACAAATTTAACGAAAAGGCCATGCTCCGAACGGACTCCGTGGCCCAGATGGAACTCATGGCAAAGGCTGTCAACAATGGCATTTACACCCCGAACGAGGCGCGAGGGTTTATGAACCTTCCGACAAAGGAAGGCGGAGACCAGCTGATTGTGAACGGAAATTACATTCCGATCACTCAGGTTGGCAACCAGTACAAGAAAGAAGGTGAGCAGTAATGGCGATGGTGGAAATTACAGGCGAGATCATCCCGAATGATTTTGCATGGATCTATGACTGGTTCGGGATCGAGTACACCTGCGTTAACAAAATCAAAGACGCCATCAACGGCCTGGCCGACGGCGAGGAACTGGAAGTCAGGATCAATTCCCCGGGCGGGGATGTGGCAAGCGGTCAGGAGATTTACTCCCTGCTACAGACCGTCCCCAGTACCGCAAAAATCATGGGCATGGCTGCTTCTGCGGCCGGATTCCTGGCGATGGGATGCAAACGCGTTGAAATCTCTCAGGTCGGAACGATCATGGTACATAACGTTTCCTGCGGTGGCGTGGCCGGCGATCACAACGAGATGGAAAAGGCATCTGAAATGCTGAAATCCCTGGACGCCTCCATTGCAGCGGCATTCGTCGCAAAGAGCGGAAAATCCGAAAAGGAAATTCTCCGCATGATGGAAAAAGAAACCTGGCTCACGGCAAATCAGGCCGTCGAGATGGGCATCTGTGACGCTATCATTGGCGACTCAACGAGTCTGCCTGGTAGATATAGTAACTCCCTGTTTGGAATGTCGATTACTCCGGAGATGATCGAGCAGGCCAAGGCCGGAAAGACCAAACAGGAACAGGAAATTAAGGACAGAACGAGGGCGGCAGAGATTGTCGACGACCTTGATCTGTTCGGAGTTTAAGAGGCAAGGAGGTACAAAATGCCTAAAGAACTGCTTGAGCTGCTGGACAGCATCAACAAACAGAAAGCCCTCGTGAAAAATCTTGTAAATGAGGGCAAACTCGATGAGGCCGAAGAGGCCAAAAAGGAACTTGTTAACCTGCAGAGGAAGTTTGATCTGCTGAAGGACATGCTGGACGTCGCTCCGACCAACAGCGTGCCCGTGAATACTTCCGGCGTTGACCCTCCGGCGGATCCGGTTCACGAGTTCGCCAACGCCGCCCGGAGACGTTTTCAGAACATCATGTCCGAAGGTGTGGCTGCTGATGGCGGTTACACCGTACCTGAAGACATCCAGACCCGGATCGAGCACTTCAAGGAGGCCAACTTCTCTCTCCGTCAGTTGGTAACTGTTGAGCCCGTAAAGACCAACAAAGGCGCTCGCACCTACCAGACCAAAGCCCAGGCACCGGGATTCCAGAAGGTTCTGGAAAACGGCAAAATTCAGGAAGTCGCCGGCCCTCAGTACACCCGTATTGATTACACCATCGAGGATTATGCCGGTTACATGCCTGTCACCAATGATCTGCTGGCTGACTCTGATGCCAACATCACGAACGAGATCGTGAGATGGATCGGCCAGAACAGCCTGATGACCGACAACAACGAGATCATCGGGATCCTCAAGGGCAAAGCCGAAACCGAATTCACCGGCCTTGCTGACATCAAGAAAGCGATCAATGTGACCCTCGGCCAGGCTTATCGTCCCGCCGCCCTGATCGTGACCAATGATGACGGTCTGAACTACCTGGACACCCTGGAAGACGAGAACAAGCGGCCGCTGCTGAATCCGAACCCCACTGAACCAAACGCGGTACAGCTGAGAGTCGGCGCTACCGTGGTTCCGATCAAGGTTGTGCCGAACAACGTGCTGGCGTCCGATCCGGTATACTCCAAGACCAGTGACGATGCTGTCGTTTCCGGCAAGACCTACTACACCCGGACCGGTTCCGGTACTGCGGAGTCTCCGTATGTGTACACCGTGGTAGCTGAGCCTGCAACCGCGAGTATCGCGTCTTACTACGAGGTTTCCGGCCACAAGATGCCGTTTATCATCGGCGACCTGAAGGAAGCTGCCAGAATCTATGATCGTCAGCAGACTACGATCCTGTCCTCCAACGTGGCCAGCGTGACCGGCTACAATGCTTTTGAGCAGCGCGGCACCCTGTTCCGTGCGGAGGTTCGTGCGGACTACAAGGCTGTTGATAACAGCGCCTGGGTGAACGGCTTTATCTCCCTGGGGGAATGATAAGCGACAGCGTGACATTTGAGGACGCGGACACTGACGGGGATAATACCTTGTCAGAGTCCGAGCTTCAGGCGTTAACCATAGCCCAATTAAAGGCTGTCGCGGCAGAAAAGGGCTATACCATCACTAAGACCCGGAAAGCGGAGATAATCGCGGAGATCCTCGCGCAACAGGAGGGATGAGCATGGCAGATAATCAGAAAATCGGCTATTTGCTGACCAACGGGGACACCCCCGCCGGGATAACCATGCTTGACGACATTAAAGGCAGACTCGGGATTGATTCGGCAGTTACCGTGTACGATACGGAACTGACCAGCCTGATAGCTGCTGCTATTGCGGATATGCAGGCCGCTGGCGTGCCGGGAACTCTCCTGGGGGAAAGCGAAGACCCGGAGACGGGCAGAGTTGTCGTTGACGATCGCGTCAAGATGGCCGTCACCGCATTTATCCGTGCGACGTATGGCGATGACCGTACAAGCGTGACCCGCTACAACCAGATGTATCAGAGCATGGTCTTCCGGCTCTGTCAGGAGGAGGGTGGAACATAATGTGGACAAGTGCAATATGTTTTTCATCCGGCACCGTGACAGAGGAAAATGAAGACGGAATCGAAACCGTGACGGAATCCTGGGGGAACCCGATCCGGGCGAACTTTAAGGACCTGACACGGGACGACATGATCATGGCTCAACAGCTCGGTTTTACGGCAGAAGTCAACGTTGAAATCCACAAGGGGTCTTATGGTGGACAGAGCTATTTTAAGGATGTTAAGACCGGGGACGTCTATGACGTCAAACGCTCTTTTATCGGCGACCACAAGATGAATGTGGTGCTGACCAGTATAAAGCGCGAAAGAGGGAAGGCGGTGAACTATGGCTAGTTGCTCGATTACCGGATTTGACGAGTTGGAGAAGATCCTCCGGAAACTCAGTGAGCCGGAAAAGATGGCGATTAAAGCCGTAGACGCCGCATCTCCGGTGCTTGTGTCCTCGCTAAAAGGTGCGATCAACGCAGCCACCAAAGGCGGGACTGGTGCTCTTGCGGCATCCATCGAGGCGACATCTGCAAGGCAGAACGAACTCGGTGTGTTTTCCGCAGTACGCCCAACCGGAACGGACAGTAAAGGCGTCAGAAACGGCGAAAAACTGGCTTATCTGGAGTACGGCGTAAAATCCCACCACCAGCCGCCCAGACCCGTCAGATCGGCCGCTGTGGCCGCTGCGGAGGGCGCGTGCATGAGCATCATCGAGGGCGTGATTGAGCAGGAGGTGGGGAGCTTATGACGATCCACCAGAAGATCAAAACGGCTTTGCAGTCGCTTGGCATCCCGGTCAAAGAAGACTTTTTCGGTGGGGGACTGGATGAATACATTACCTGGACTTTGGTCAGGGACCGAGCCGCAGTGATAGCGGACGGAAAGCCAACGAACGAAGTCGCAGAGCTGATGATTCACTGGTTCCTGCCCCGGAATAAAAGCTATACAGAAACTCGAAAGAAAATCCGTCAGCTGCTACTCGATGCGGAATTTACGTGGCCCGAGGTCACGACCATTGAGGAACCTGACGGAAAGACAAGACACATCGTATTTGAGACACAAGTCGAAAATGACGAAGAATTGGAGGAATAATTATGGCACACATTGGCATGAAGTATGTTGTAGCCGCTCCCCTGAAGGATGACGAAACCTATGACAAAGGTTTCGTTGTGGCGAAAGCTATTAACTTCACTGGCACGCCCACTGCTAACAGCGTGATTTTGTATGCAGATGACGGAGAGGCCGAGACTGACAGATCTATCCAGAACCTCGGTACGTCCCTGAACGTTGATGACGTATCCTTGGAGAACCAGGGTAAACTGCTCGGTCACACTTACACCGCTGCCGGCACTGGTGAGAATGCCCAGCCGGAAGGTCTGGTTATCAAAAATGATGACGTTGCGCCGTATGTTGGCATGGGCTTCTATAAGCGCCGCCGCAAAAACAACGTCACTTCCTTTACGGTAATCTGGCTGAACAAAGTCCAGAACGCAGCCATGACCGAGAATGCAGCCACCAAGGGCGAATCCGTGGAATTTCAGACGGATACCATCGAGGGCACTGCCTACGCTCTGAGCACCGGCGAGATCTACGAGAAGCACATCTTCACGACCGAAACCGACGCCATTGCATGGCTGAACAAAAAGGTTGGTATCACCGCCTGATCGATCCGCAAATCTGACAAACTGACATAGGAGGGATTCTGATGAGTGATTTACGCCCAAAGAGTACTGTTGTAAAAGCTGGTGGAGAGGAGCTCAAACTCCTCTTCACTATTGGGGCCATTGAGGAGATCCAGGAATCTACGGGATTGGGGCTGTTTGAGGCTATGCAGAAGGTCGCAAGCGCCATTGATGGCAACACGTCCAAAGAGACGCTGACTTGCTACCAGACCGTTTTGCAGATCCTGACCGGGAAAGACGAACAGTTTTTCCGTGGCATCGAGTGGGGCGAATACCGTGGCCTTGCACATAAGATTGTGCAGGCGTTTGGCATTTCTCTCCCGGATCCTGACGGAGATGAGGACGAAGATGACGAGGATTCCGATGACCCAAAGGAAAAGAGCGGAGCAGAAGCGTAAACGTTGCCAGATTGTTATATCTGGGTGGAGAGCTCCTGCACTACGATGAAGAAAAAATCTTTTCGATGACCCTCAGAAAGTTTTATCTTCTGTACGATGAATATCTGGAATATCACGGCATGAAAAAGAAGAGTGATGAGGTTTTACTGGACTCGCTATAAACGCACTTGCCATCAGGCAGGTGCTTTTTTATACACTGGAGGTGCTGTTGTATGCCTGCAAAGATTGGTATTATTTTAGCGGTTGACGGGGAACGGGAATTCCGTGAGGCGATGAGCAACGCCACTACGGCAGCCGCTGCCATGAAGGCGCAAATCAAAGAGGTGACGCAGGAATATGCGACCAATGCAAACTCTCTGGAAGCCTTGCAGGCAAAAGAGAAGGCGCTAAAGTCCGCACAGGAAGCGTTGGGAAGGGCGACTGCTGCCGCAAAGGACGGACAGGCGAACGCCCAGAAGGCTGTTGATAAGTATACGTCCGCGATCGAGAAGCAGGACACGAAAATCAGCGAGGCGAAGCGGGAGCTCGAACGCCTGAAAAAGACTTATGGCGAAGGGTCCGCAGAAGTCAAAAAGCAGGAAAAATACCTGGACGAACTGAACTCAGAGCAGGACGAGAACAAGCGGAAACTGCAAGCCGCAGAAAACGGCCTGAACAAATGGAAAAAGAAGGTTTCCGATGCCACCACGGCAGAGCTGAAAAACTCTCAGGCGCTCGACAAAAACAGTAAATACCTGGATGAGGCGGAAAACTCTGCTGACCATTGCGCAAAGTCCATTGACCGTTTCGGCAAAGAGATGAAGGATTCCGGGAAGGCTGCCGATGAAGCAGGCCGGAGCTGGGAAGAGGCATTTAAGATTGCCGCCGCCGGAAAGGCTATGGACCTTGCCGGAAGCGCTGTCGGAGCATTAAAAGACGCTCTGGTTAATGGTGCGAAGGCCGCCGTGGAAGTCGGCTCGAATTTTGAGTCATCCATGAGCAACGTGGCTGCCCTGTCCGGAGCCACCGGAACCGTACTGGATCAGCTGTCTGTCAAAGCGCAGGAGCTTGGCCGTACCACAAAATTTAGCGCATCCGAGGCAGCGGACGCATTTGGATACATGGCCCTTGCCGGATGGGACACACAGCAGATGCTTGACGGCGTAGATGGTGTAATGCAGTTGGCAGCGGCCTCCGGAATGGATCTGGCATCCGCTTCTGACATGGTGACGGACTATCTGTCCGCGTTTAACATGGAGGCCTCTGAGGCGTCCAAAATGGCCGATATGCTGGCCTATGCGCAGGCACATTCCAACACTACCGCCGAACAGCTCGGAGAGGCTTACGGAAACTGTGCGGCCGGCCTTAACACTGCCGGACAGTCTATCGATACCGTCACGGCGATGTTGGAGGCCATGGCAAATCAGGGCACGAAAGGCAGTGAGGCCGGAACCGCCCTTAATGCCATTATGTCCCAGATCACGCAGAAGATGGAAGACGGCGCAATCCAGATCGGTGACACCGCTGTTGCTGTACAGGATTCCGAAGGTAATTTCCGCGATCTGACCGATATTTTGGCGGATGTGGAAGCCGCCACAGATGGCATGGGAACGGCGCAGAAGTCCGCCGCTCTTGCCGGAGTATTTAACCGTACGGCTCTGTCCGGTCTGAATCAGATCCTCAACGAGGGTGTGGATAAGGTTAAAGGATATCGGGACGAACTGAACAATTCCGCCGGATCCGCTCAGGCAATGGCGGACACCATGAACAACAACCTTCAAGGCGCCATCACGGAAGCAGGATCCGCTGCGGAAGGTCTCGGGATTGCCATCTTTAACCAGGTCGCCGGGCCGATGACAGAAGCTGTGAGGACGGCGACGGATATTATCAACAAGATCACCGATGCCATTACCCCGCAGAAGACGGCTCTGGAGCAGTTTGTCGGTGAGATTGAGCAGGAAAACGAGCGCGTCCGTGGATTGATCGACAATGCTTCCAACACTGCCAACAGCGCAGACATTTACGCTTCCAAATTGGAAGGCTATAAGGAAGTTTTGTTGGAAGTGGCAGGCGCAACGGAACAGACGGAGTTTCAGAAGTATCAGGTTGCCCAGATCGTCAGAGAATTGGGTGGACAGATCCCCGAGCTTGCCGCTGCATGGGACGAAGAGTCACAGAGCCTGTCCTTGAACCGTGAAGAGATTGTCCGGTTAATGGATGCCTACAAAGGCTCTATGATGATCAAGGCATACACAGACGCATTGTCAGAGTCTTACTCCGCCCTTGCGGATGCGACCTTAAACCAGATGCGTGCGCAGGATGCCTATGACACCGCTCACGAAAAGACACAGGAAGCACTTAACAACAGCGTCGGAAGCGTTGAAACCCTTGGAAATGCTTATTACGAAGTAAATAAATCGGTCGGAGAACTGACAGAACAAGAGAACGCCTCTAAAGAAGCTCTTGACGGAGCAAACCAGACGCTTGCGGATGCCGAGGAGAACGTTGCGTCTTATGAGGCGCTACTAGAAGAACTGAAACAGAAATATCCTGAACTGGCGGCAGAGCTCGACAACTACGAAAACGCCACAAAAGACGCTGCTGATGGAACAAATGAACTGACGGAAGAACAGATGGAAGCCGCCGAGGCCGCCGCAAAGGCCACCGAGGAAGTCCGCAAAGCCTACGAAGATATGCAGAAGAGCATTGGCGATTCCGTCAAAAGTGCTATCAGCTTTTTTGAGGAATGGAGCGGCGGTTCTGAAACTCTCCTTAAAGATGTCATCACCAATTTGGAGGGTCAGGTTACAGGACTGACAAAGTGGAAGGATAACATGGAATATCTTGCCAAGGAGGCCGGTTCCGGCATGACGCAGGAATTCTATGACTATCTTGTTCAGATGGGCCCTCAGTCCGCAAATCTTGTTCAACAGTTGGTAGACTCTCTGCGTCATAACGACGGCCAATTTGAAAAGGTCGTGCAGGAGTGGACGAAAGCCATGGAGCTGTCGGACACGTCTCAGGTGTTAGCCACATATACTTCTGCCGGCGAACAGTTTGCAACGGAATTTGGGACGGCGTGGCAAGGTGGAATCGCAAATGTCACTAGTCAGATTGCCGAAAGCGCTGAGACTGTCGGCAAGGAAGGCAGCGAAGCATTTATATCCAGTTTCACCGGCGGCATGGAATCCGGCCAGAGTGAGATAACCACTGCTGCGGAAAATGCCCTCACGGGGGCAAAAACCTCCATAGACGGAATGTCGGCGAGCTATACGTCTAGCGGGCAGTTGCTCATGCAGACGTTTGCTTCTGGTATGACGTCAGAATCCGGCACTGTATCACAGGCAGCTGAAGGCGTGGCGAATGACGCGAATACTTCCGCAAATGATACGTCGGGCAAGTACACGACAACGGGCAAAAATCTTGCGGGGGCCATGGGTACCGGCTTTACCAGTAACAAGTCCGCTGTCATCTCTGCTGCCGAAACTGTGGCAAGGGAAGCTGCGGAGGCTGCGTCAAATAAGTCTGGCAACTTTAACTCCGCCGGCCGTGGCCTGAGCTCTGCCCTCGGATCCGGCATCAAAGGCAATCAGAGTGTTGCCACCTCTGCGGCTGCCGTCGTGGCTGCTGCAGCTGCCGGCAAGGCTTACGGCTACCAGTCATCGTTTAAGTCCGCCGGTAAGAGCATGTCCTCCGGTCTGGCATCCGGTATCCGTTCCGGTAAGTCATCCGCTATTAACGCAGCCGTCGAAGTGGCAGCTGCGGCCCTCGCTGCGGCGAAGAAAAAGCTGGGCATCAATTCTCCGTCAAAGGAATTCGAAAAAGTTGGCGTTCAGGTCAATCAGGGATGGGCTGCCGGGATTACTGCCAGTCAGAGCCTGGTCACGGATGCGCTGACCGGGTCGAAAAGGCTGATCGACAAAAACAACAAGGACGCCCGGATCCTGATGAAGCGCTTTGAAAATGATTTCGGGGCGAAGAAGACGGATGACAAGGGCAAGAAAAATAAGGACTATTACTCTGACTATCTCCGTGGCGCAGAAAAAGCTCTGGAACAGTATCAGGTCATGCGCGATATGTCCATGGAAGAAGAGCTTGCATACTGGGAGGAAGTGCAGAAACATCTGAAGCGCCGGTCGGACGAGTGGTATGACGTCCAGAAGAAGATCAAAGACCTCAATACCGATATCGCCGAAGAGAAGAAGGCCAAGAAGGAAGAAGAGCGCGAAAAGAAGCGGGAAGAATGCGAGAAGCGCAAAGAAGAAAAGGCCAAGCAGCGGGAAGAAGCCCAGAAGCAGCGGGAAGAAGAAGCGGCCAAACGGCAAGAGCTCTATGACAATCAGAGACGCCGCCGGGAGGAGGCTTATGAAAAGCTCCAGACCAAAAGAGACAATCAGGACAAGATCCTCGATAATTGGAAGGTCTATCATGACATGTCTCTGAAGGCAGAGGCTCAGTATTGGAACAAAGCGCGGAAGCAGTTTAAGGAAGGCACTGCCTTAAGGATCGAGGCCGACCAGAAGTACTTTGAAGCCCAGAAGGCGTGGAAAGACAAACGCGCTGAGCTGAAGCAGGAAGAACTTGACCAGGAAAAAGAGATCAACTCCCGCCTGGCATCTGAAATCGAAGATCTGACGAAGACCTACGAGGACGCCGTGGAAGAGCGGAAGAGCTCAATCCTGTCTTCCATGAGTCTCTTCGAAGACTGGGACAGCACCGGATATACCGCCGACATCCTCAAACGCAACCTGCAACACCAGGTCGAAGGCCTGAAGCTGTGGGAGGCAGAAATGAAGTCCCTGCGGAAGAAGGCTCTGCCGGAAGAGTTTGTAAAAGAGCTCGAAGACATGGGCCCGGATGCCACGGCTTCTATCTGGTCTCTCAATCGGATGACGGCTGCGGAGCTTGACGAATATGTGAAGCTTTGGAAGGAAAAAGGCGAAATCGCCACGAAGGAAGCGAAGCGGCAGAACAAAGATCTGCTGACGGAGACCAAGGCAGAGATAGCAGAGCGAAAGTCCACGGCAAAGAGCGAAATCAAAGCCCTCCGGGAGCAGCTCAAAGCGGATCTCGCCGAAGTAAGTACCGACATTGACAAGTCGCTTCTGACCATCCTTAAGAAGTCCGGGAGCCTGACGGAGCAGACCCTTGCGGCGATGATAGCGGAGATCAATGACCCGAAGCCGAAGAACGAACTGCGGAAGGGCTCTATTGCACTGTCCCTGTCGATCACTGGCGGGATGAACGATGGCATGAAGACGTCACTGCCTTCCGTAAAAACTACCGCTGCGGATACTGTCGATAAGACGTTGAACGCCATGAAGAAAAAGGTGTCTGACCATGCGGCATCAAAGGAGAATATCGGTACCTCAATCGCTACGAGCATAGCCGCCGGCATGATCCGCAACACTTCCATAGTCGCTGACAGCGCAAGGCAGATGATCATAGCTGCCATGACTGCGGCGAACGCACAGGTGGATGCGGAGTGGAGCAATCGGAGCATGGCCGGGATCCGGTCTATCAACAACCTGATATCTCCTGTCGGCATCAGCTCGCAGGCCGTCACCAGAGACCAGACACAGGCCAATATAGAACGGCTCCTGCGGCAGGTAACGCTTATCAGTGAGCAGCTGGCACGGCAGCAGCTTGTAATGGATACCGGGGCACTTGTAGGCGCGATACAGCCGGCAATGAGTACGCAGCAGGCCGCTGTGGCAATCAGAAGGAACAGGGGGATGCTGTAATGAAGATCAATAGTTGGGATATATCAAACGCCAGGGCGAAGCAGTGGAACGTCACGAAAGGCCATAATTCTCTCAGTAATCCGAGCGAATGGGGAGCCGGGGCATTGTCTCCGGTTCTCCTGGATAGCAGAATCGGTTTTCAGTCTTGGTCTATTGTGCTGTTGGTTTACGGGACATCCAGAGAGGACATCCAGAGGAACGCCTCCCTGATCCTGTCGAAGATGCTCGGTCCGGTAGACATTGAGTTAGATGGATTCTCCCGGAAATTCTATGGATACCTGAAGACCCATTCTGTGGAAGAGTCAAGCAAAAAACGTTTTCACCGCCTGACTCTGAATCTGGATGGGTACGAGTATTCCGCACAGATGACCGTAAGCGGGAAAAGTTCAATTTCCGTATCTAACCCCGGGACACTTCCTACTCCGTGTATCCTGACGATATCGCCCACGCAGGCCGCCGGACAGATCACGGTGAGCGGGCTTTATACCGGGAGCGTTAAGGTAACCAACGTGACAAGCGGGACTCCCATTGTGATTGACGGAGAGACCGGGATCATCACGGAGGGCGGGAGACTGAGAGAATATGACTTTTGGAAGCTTCCGGCAGTAAAGCCCGGCAGTTCCACGCTCACTGTGAGTAGTAGCTTTGCTACTGTATCTGTGAGTTTCAAACCCCGGTATATGTAGGAGGTGAGCGATGTGCTGAAATGGTATGATTCCGAGAAAAGCTACAAAGGAATCATAAGCAAATACAGAGACTTGCGGATCGAGTCTGAGTTAAAAACAGCCGATAAAACACTGAGCGTCACTCTCCTGGAAGATATTGGGATTACAAATGAGTGTTACATTCGGACCGAAACGGACGAATATGTTGTCAAAGAAGTCACCGATATCACCGGAAACTTCAAGCAGATCGTGGCTGCCTTGAACCTGGAAGAACTGGAAGCGAAAGCATTTAAGACGTTTTCCGTAACCAGTCAGACCATCGAGGCAGCCGCCAGGACTGCGATCACCGGGACAGGATGGCGTGTGGCATATTCGGATGTAACAAAGGTACGAAACGCCGGGATGCTCAAAAAGTCCGCTCTGGGGATCCTGCAAGGCCTGTGCACAGCTTTTATGTGCGATATGGTGTTTGACACAATCAACAAGACCGTATCGTTTTATAACGAGCTGGGCAGTAATAAAGGCGTGTACTTCCGGGATGGCATCAATTTGAAAAAACTGACGGCCAAAGCGTCCTCGTATGACTTTTACACCCGGATCATTCCGTACGGAGCAGACGACCTCGATATCAAAGAGGTTAATGATGGTGTGGAATATGTGGAAAACTACCAGTACAGCACGAAGGTGCGGACATACATCTGGATCGACACCAACTATACCGATGCCACCGCCCTGAAGGAAGACGCAACCGCAAAACTGGCAGACATGAGCAAGCCGACTGTGTCTTATTCCGCAGAGATCAGAGACCTTGCGAAGATGTCAGACGTTTACAGCCTGTTTGAGTACGGGCTGGGCGACACGATCACACTGACGGACGGCAGTACAAAGACCCGAGACACGCAGCGTATTGTAAAGCTTGTGGAGTACCCGGACAATCCGGAGAAAAACACCGCCGAACTCTCCAATACCTTCCTGACGTGGGAGGAATTGCAGGAGCGTGAACGGGCTGCTTCGGAGATCGTCAATGCGGTTATATCTCAGGACGGCACGTTCAACGGCATCGTCAAGGTATCCGACATTTTACACTGGAACGAAGAGGTGGAAGCCGGGATCCAGGGGAGCGCCTACCTCGGAAATTATATCGAGGCTACGGACGGAAGGATTTCCGCTGTTGAACTGACCGTCGGCACCATTGCGGCAAACTACATCACCGCAGAAGAAGTTGCTGCCACCTATGCCACCATAGCGGACCTGGAAGCCGATTATGCGACTATTGCGAGCCTCGACGCTGCAAAGGCAGATATACAGGGACTCAACGCTAAAGTCGCATCGATCGAGACGGCGTACATTTCCACGGCAGAAGTCAATTCCCTGTTGGCCAACTACACCAAAACAAAGGATCTGCAAGCGCAGTATGCCACCATCAACCTCGCAAACGTGGAGGCCGGATCCATTACCACCGCCATGATCGGAGCGGGGGTTGTTGGTACGGAGCAGATTGCTGATGCGTCTATCACATCCGCAAAGATCGTCGCCCTGGATGCCGCAAAGATCACCACCGGCACACTGGACGCCAGCCTGTTAAATGTCGTCAACCTTAACGCTGCGTCCATCACCGTGGGAATGATCAACGGACAGCAGATCGATAGCGGGACGATTAAACTGACCAATCTGGCGCAGGAGGTCACGGACGAGATTGACGCTGCCACCGCGTACCGTCTCGATACCGAATACACCACGCAGGAAAAGACGTATGAGTTTACCGCCCATCTGTTTTATGGGGCGAATGACGTTACATCCGATTATGACGCCAGGAAGTTCCGATGGTACGTCCGAAACGAAGACGGGGACATAGATCTTGGCAGAGGTTACACGATGACGGTTAGCAGAGACCTCGCCGGGTACGTCGGTACAATCGTATGCCGGTGGAGCGATACAGAAGAGGCTGTTATCATCGGAAGCGGTAATCAGATTATCGTCGGTTCTAACGGCGAAACCTTAATTGGTATTTTCTAAAAAAGGAGGACTATTATGGCTGATGTAAAGCAGCGGGTGACCGGGTTTCCGTCAACCACAGAGACGGCAAGTGACGACTATCTCTTGCTAGACGGTGCGACAAACGGCACCCGGAAGATCTTAATGACAGACGTGATGGATGACACGTTAACAGTCGAGGGCAAGGCCGCAGACGCAAAGGCAGTCGGGCAGGAACTCGCGAAGAAACTCGACTCCGCAGACGTGCCGACAAAAGTCAGTGACCTGACGAACGATGCGAAGTACCAGACCGACATCGAGGTCGCCGCGGCTGTAAGTGGAAACGTTGACGCCACTCTGGCTGTCACCGGGAAAGCGGCCGATGCGAAAAAGACTGGTGACGAAATTACTGCGTTAAAGAGTGATTTAAACGAGATAGGCACTTTTGAATATTTTAATCTGTGGGATAAAAGCAAAGAAATACCGAATTCGATGTGTAACAATGTGAATTTAATAATCAGTTCGAATTCGAATTATAAATTAAATAAGATAAAAGTTGAAGGTGGAAATACATATAGTTATAAGAATGGTGGGCGGAATTCCTCGAAACCACCTCGTTTCATTGTGTTTGTGGACTCGTCCGGCGCTGGAATTAGCAAGATAGACCGTACAGAAATGGGCGACGAACCAGTATTTTCAACCCCGCAGAATGCGGTTGAAGCATGGGTCACTGTTGATACAAGCGATACAAACGCGATGATTATTAGAGGAGAGTATTATAAAAATACATATGTAGAATATTTTCCGCATGAATTAACCTATAAAAGTATGTTGACAACATACGATATAACAGATTATAAGACGAGTGGTAGAAATCTGGTGAACGAGGAAGCAGTTACTCCGACTTTACTAAATGGGGTGCAAAATCTTGAAAGCGATATCTATGAATCAACAGAATATATCCCTGTAAAAGGGGGCACACTTTATTCTATTGGGCCGAATCCCAGAGGCGCAAGAATAATCAATCTTTATTATACTAATAAAGTTCTGTACAAGATTATAAACAATCCATCAAATATTTATTCTTTTGCTCCTGATGCGGACGGATTTTGTCGGATCTCATTTTATAAAGAGGATAAAGGACAATATATTCTTGTTGAAGGAACCGATATTACTTATGAACCGTATAGAGTTGTCTACGCCGAAGATATACTCCTTAATGACAACCAGATGAAAGATGTCAAAAGCCGGTTGACCATTGGGAATGTTCTTGCTGACAAAAAGTGGGCAGTCCTTGGTGATAGCTTTACACAGGGGGCAACAGGGACAAGGATAAGCGAAGGACGATATAAAACTAGGCCGTATACGTATCCATATCTCATCGGGAATCGGAATAACATGGATATAATTTCATTTTTTGGCGGTGGGAGAACTCTCGCATTTCCAGAAAACCCGGATACGTTCGTAAACAGTGTTACGTGCCCGACACAGGCGTTTTATTACCAAAACATACCCGAAGATGCAGACTATATTACTATTTACCTTGGCATCAATGACTCACACCACGAACACGGAACGGGCGGAGATGGCGAAGACCCGACAGGTATTATCCCGATTGGAACGATCGAAGACAACACGACAGCCACATATTACGGAGCGTGGAATGTTGTACTGACATGGTTAACTGCTAATAGACCGTTTGCACATATCGGAATGATTGTCTCAAATGGATGTGACAGAGACGCTTATAGATCGGCACAGTTAGAAATTGCCGAAAAATACGGAATCCCATACATTGATTTGAATGGAGATAGTCGGACGCCTACCATGATCCGATCAAGAAATCCCAACATTGCAACAGCAGTTAAAACAGCTATTAACCAAAAACAGGCTGTTGATTATGACGGATCTAAGACTGGTACGGTAAATATGCATCCGAATGACGAAGCACATTTGTACGAATCATATTTCATTGAAAATTTTCTGAGGAGCATTTAGTGACTTGAAGCAAACTTTAACACAGTAACCAACACGCAGGAGGTGAGCACAATTTGATACTCGAAAAAGAAATATCGATCTACCAGCCGGGGGCGATCGGCAAGGAATTTGACGCCGTCACAGACCTCGCGGATGGGAAGAACAGCGTATTTTATCAGGCCTCGCCTCCTGCCGTGGAAGGCCGCAAAGAGGGCGATGTCTGGTATGATTCCGACGGCGATAATGCCATGTATAAGTTTGACGGTGAGCAGTGGGTGTTGGTGCAGTTCGGAACAAATGCCATTGTCGCCGGAGCGGTAACGACAGCAAAGCTCGACTCGCAGGACGTGTACACCAATTTCTTACTGGTCAATCTCCTGCGGGCGGCGCAGGCCGAAATCAGTGAGTTATCTGCCATCACAGCAGATATGGGTGAGATCACTGCCGGAATATTAAAATCGACAGATTACGCCTATTCCAGTGGCAAATACTCCACTTCCGGCATGGCTGTCGACCTCACCGCAAAGGCGATCCGGATGACGCACACGGCGCTCGTTGACGGGGCTCTGTACGCCGAAAACGTCGACTTAACCGGGAAGATCGTAGCGAAGACCGGAGAGATTGGCGGGTTAGAAATCGATGCAACGTCCATACATACAAAGGGCGTGGTAGTGACGGATAATTCCGCGAACTCCGTTGCGCTGTCGAGTGCAGGATTCAGCCGGGATATCCTGAAGTCTGATGGAACGTATATCACGAGAAACGGACTCCGATTTGCGATAGCTGACAAAATCGCCATGGACGGAGCAGGTAACTTTTTCGCATCTGCCGTCAACGTCGCCGGCACCATGGTAGCCCACGCGGGAGCCGTTGGTGGGTTCGAAATCGATGAGACTTCGATTCATACTAAAAACGTTTTGGTAACGGACAATTCCACAAATTCAGTTGCATTATCAAGCGTTAACTTCACCCGAACAATTGACGGTATCGAAAGGAATGGCCTTAGATTTGCAATTGCAAATAAATTCGGCGTCACCAACGACGGTATCGCCTATGTCTCCAACATCATTGCCAAAGGGACGATCTATGCAACGGGCGGGAGCATCAGCGGAAGCCTTGTGACGTCCGGCATCAATGCAGACAATATCACCGCCGGAACGCTATCTGCTGCGAGGATTGCTGCGGAGTCGATTGAGGCGGAGAAGTTAAAGATATCCACGCTATCTTCTATTAATGCAAATATCGGCACGGTAAAAACCGGCAAGCTGCAAACGACGGATTATGCCTATTCATCCGGGCACTATTCAAGCGCCGGCATGTTAATTGATCTGTCAAATAAAGTTATCCGGGCTCCGAAGTTTGCTGTGGAAGGCGGGGCTATATATGCAAAAGACGGCACCTTCATGGGCGATATCACGGCAAAGACGCTCGAAGTGTATACCAAAATAACATTGACAGATCTGTCAGCAGCCGCCAAAGGGCATCTTGAAAGCTTGGATATCGGGTATTCCGACACAACCGCAATCACCGGAGACACCCTGTGGGCAATGACAGTATCTGATAATGTATATGTGAGTGGGGCTGTCGGAGTCAACGGCAATCTTGTAAAACTCGGTAATGACTCCACGTCGACCCGTAAGATGTATCAGGTGATTAATAGCCTTGGGAGTGGTTCCTTCCGCGTCTCCAACACCGGAGCCATGGGTATCTACTCTGACAGTCAGGAAGAGTGGTTAATTTACACGAAGCCGGAAACTGTCGGTAAATGGGCATACATTCCGATGACCTTGAGTGTGAGCAGTAGTATAATATCAGATGGAATAATCCGGTCCCGGGATTCCAACGGCGCTAGCGTCAAAGGTTTTACCTGTCAGAATACTAAAGGATACTACAGTATAAATGTGGATAGTTCTGGCGATTTCGTTATTTATGACCAGACGAATTCCAAACCAATAATAAAGTATTATCCTTCTACCGCAAAACTCTGGGACACCGGATATGTTGAGATCAACCGCGTCCTCATGGTCGCGGGGCCAAATGTGGATAACAAAGGACCTAGGATGGCGGCCTCCTGCCTGTACACTGACGGACAGCGTATCAACTACTTCGCAACAGGCGGAAACTCCACCACGGCTTCTCATCAGACATGGCTCAATGTCAACGGGCAGTTCGAGGGATCGACATCCTACAAGACAATCTCTTATGCCAGTGCGTCTTCCGATATCCGGCTAAAGACCAATGTCACGAGAAGTGAGGTATCGGACGCCCTGAGCCTGATCCGTAAGATCAAAATGAGGGCGTTTGACTGGAAGGATATGGATCACGAAGGCCTGACGAAGGAACACCAGAAAATCGGATTTATCGCCGATGAACTGGAAGAACTCGATTCCAGACTAGCAGCCGGCGGGGGGTATGACGATGATGGCAGCATGAATATTAAAGTGGTAGATACCTTTTACCTTCTGGGATACGTGGTCAAAGCCCTGCAAGAGATCGACCAAAAACTGACCGCAATCAAGAAGGGAGAGTAAGCATGGAAATTTCAAACGTAGAAATCATGGCGATCACAAATGGATACCGCAAAGGGACATCCTTCCGACTTCCGGCAGCAATCGCATGGAA